TTTAGGGTTAGAAATATGATTGTTTGGGATAAAATGCAAATGGGCATGGGTATGCCTTGGAGAAACCAACACGAATTAATTTGTTATGGCAAAAGGACGGCAGGTAAAATAAATAGCGGAAAATATGGGAACGTATTGAAATCAAAGAGGACGAGTAATGAATTTCACCCTACACAAAAACCCGTTGATATAATTGACCCATTAATCAAAAATACAGACTGGAAAATAATATTTGAGCCTTTTGGAGGAAGCGGAACGACAATGATAGCAGCGCATCAAAATAATAAAATTTGTTATGCAACAGAGTTAGAACCAAAGTATTGTCAAGTCATTATTGATAGGATGAAGAAACTTGACTCAACATTGAAAATTAAGCGTAACGGAAAAAATTATGAAAGGTAGAAAAAAATTGCCGACAGAAATAAAACAATTAAAAGGAACACTTCGTGCTGATAGACAATTAAAAGATGAAATGAAACCAGCAAAAATTGTTGACCTTCCATATCCACCAGAATACTTAAACGATGATGGAAAAAAGGAATGGTATAATATTATTAAAGAATATCATAAATTAGGTATGATATCAAAATTAGATTTATCTATGCTTGCTCTGTATTGTAACGAAATTTCAATTTATATTGAAATGGTTAATAAATTACGAGATAAGGATAGGGTGATGGTCTTTAAGAATCCAGACGGTTCAATTAAATATGCTGCTCAAGTACCATATCAAAAAATTGCAAATGACGCACTTGCCAAAGCATTAAAAATAGCATCTGAATTTGGTTTAACACCTTCAAGTCGAACAAGAATAAGTGTTGGACAAGTATCAGATAATGAAGACCCTATTATGCAATTTTTAAAAATGAACTAATGGATAAGTATAAAGACACAGCTATCACCATCCTTTCCTCTGTTGCCGCTCTTGCAGTTGTTTCCTTTCCTGTGTGGTTTATGTGGAATTGGCTAATTCCTAATATTTTTGGCTTACCGTACATTGATTACTTAGAGGCATTGGGATTGATGGCGTTTGCTTTATTAATTCAAAGTATATTAGGCACAAGTTTAAAAGGCAATAAGGATTAATGCAATTTATTGATGATGTTATTTCCGGGCGTTTAAACATTGGCACCTATGCAAGGCTTGCCGTAGAAAGGCATTTAAAAGATTTAGAAAATTCAAGTTGGGAGTATTGTTATTCAGAAGCCATGGCCAACCGTGCTTATGGCTTCATCTCAGCTCTGCGACATACTAAAGGCGAATTTGCTGGGCAGCGGTTTAACATCCAGCCTTTCCAGGAGTTCTTTATAAAAGTGCTATTCGGTTGGCAGCGAAAAGATGGAGGAAGAAGATTTCGCAAAGCATATCTTGAAATAGCAAGGAAGAATGGAAAGACAGAACTTGCCGCAGCTATTGCCGTGTATTGTTTTCTCTGCGATGCGGAAACAGGAGCGGAAGTATACACAGCAGCAACTACGCGAGATCAGGCTAGGATAGCTTTTGAAACATCAAAGGTATTTCTTAAACAATTAAAGGCAGATTCAAAGACATTCAATAAATTAGTCAATGTATTAAAATACAATTGCAATGTACCTAACACTAACTCAAAAATGGAATCTGTATCAGCCGATGCAGATACCTTAGATGGCCTTAATCCACATTGTGCAATTATTGATGAATATCACGCACACAAGACAAGCGATGTTTTAGAAGTTATGGAAACGGGTATGGGTTCTCGTACTCAGCCATTGTTACTTATAACAACGACAGCAGGATTTAACCGGGAATCACCATGTTATCAATTCCGCAAGGTTATGGTTGATATATTGGAAGGCAGGAAAATAGATAATAGTGTGTTTCCTTTGCTTTTTTGCCTTGATGAAGGTGATGACTGGCAGGATAAAAAGAACTGGACAAAATCCAATCCTAACCTTGGCGTTACTCCGTACATCAGCTACATGGATGACCAGTATCAGAAAGCATTGAACGAGGGAGCGGCAAAGCAGATACAATTTATGACAAAGAATCTAAATGTCTGGACAACTACATCCAGCGTTTGGATATCTAACAGTTATATTGAACAAACAAGGCATTTTATAAGTGATGAGCAATTAACAAATAAGAAATGCTTTGCAGGCCTTGACCTTGCTTCTACTCGGGACATTGCTGCCTTGGTGCTTTGCTTTCCAATTCAATCAGGACTTGATAAGCCACATATAAAAAGTTATTTCTTTTGCCCTGAGGATAACGTTAGGGAAAGGTCACTAACTGATGGTGTGCCGTATGTACAATGGGCGCAGGATGGACATTTGATAATGACTGAGGGGAATGTGACTGATTATGACTTTATAAAGTCTAAAGTCATAGAGTTGACAAATAAATTTAAAATAGAGTGCATAGCCTTTGACAGATGGAACGCTTCGCAGTTAGTTATACAATTAACTAATGATGGAGCAAATATGAAGCCATTTGGGCAAGGCTTTATTTCAATGTCTGCTCCAACTAAAGAGGTAGAGAAATTGTTTTTATCAAATGAAATTACTCATGACGGTAACCCAGTTATGGAATGGATGCTTACTAATGTTATGCTTAGATTTGATCCTGCTGGTAATATTAAAATTGATAAAGCAAAGTCAACGGAAAAAGTAGATGGGCCTGTTGCTATGGTAATGGCATACGCTCAAATAATGGTGGAGGACAGACCTACTATTTATACTTCAGGTGAACGTGAACAAGGTTTATTAATGTTATAAATGTACCTAATTGAAAAGTAAAATATGTCAATTATGGAGATATTAATGAAAAAACATGAGTACGCCGAACAAGTTAGGCAAATCAATTGCACATCTGGTTATTTTCATAGATTCTATGAATTAACATCAGAAACAAATACACATCAAGAAGCATGGCAGAGATTGGAAGAGGAAAGAAACGAGTTAGGTTTAGACGAGAAATACACATCCTATAATTCTTTTAGAAAGGCTAAAAAAATGTATATGGATGTTAAGTTTGTTTAACTTGTTACTAAAGGTTCAGATTTTTCATACTATTTCGTTTAATTTTACCGCATGGCTATATTTGATTCCATGCGGTCTTTTTTTTCCACGCGTAAAAGCAGCTTGGAAAATCCATCTACACCAATAAACGGTGATACATTAGGTGCCTTGTTTCAGCGTGGCTCTGCCGCAGGTGTAGCCGTTGATGAGTATTCGATTGTTGGTCTTCCTGCCTTTTACCGGGCAACACAGATACTCGGAGGTGTTATTGGCTCAATTCCTTTTGACATTATAGAAAAGCAAGATAATGGAGCTATAAGAATAGCAAAGGATCATCCTAATTACAAAATAATTAGTCGTGAACCTTCCGAGTTATACACCTCACACACCTTTTATAAAACAATGGTGCTTCATTACCTGGCACATGGCGCATTTTACGCAGCTATTAACAGGAATAGCATAACTACAAGAATAAACAGCCTTACTATCCTTAATCCTACAAAAGTAGAATTAGGATATAACAGCCGAAACGAACTTGTATTTAAAAATAAAGAAACAAACAAAACATATAGAAGCGAAAATATTATTTACATTCCTAACCTTGCCTGGGATGGCGTAAAGTCATTACTTATACCTGACCTGCACAGAGATAATTTTGGTTTAGCATTAGCAAACAGAAATTATGGTGCTAACTTTTACAAGAATGGAGCGCATTTGAACGGTGTTCTTAAACATCCTGGCAGATTAACAAACGAGGCATACGACAGACTTAAAAGCAGCTTTAACCGTGCATTTGGCGGAAGCCAAAACGCAGGAGGTACTGCGATACTTGAGGAAGGAATGGACTTTCAGAAAGTCGGTTTAAATCCAAACGATGCTTCTTTTAATGAAACAAAAAAGGCTACTATTTCCGACATTGCAAGGATTACAGGTGTACCGGGTATTCTATTGGAAGATATGGATAAGGCTACCTTTGGCAACATGGAGCAATTAAGCCAGATGTTTGTTAACTATACCATTATGCCTTTGTGTGAAATTATAGAGGCAGAATTTAATAGGAAGATATTTTTTGAAGTAGAAAAAGATAGGTATAGCACACGCTTTAACCTTGATGGCTTACTTCGTGGAGATATAGCTGCGAGATCTTCCTACTATACCACAATGCGTAATGTACTGGCGATGTCACCAAACGAAATTAGAATTAAGGAGAATATGAATCCCTATGAAGGTGGTGATAGTTATGAATTGCCATTAGCATCAAATATAAAGACAGAACAAACAAACGATATAACGCAAGATGCCAACATATAGTGATTACCCACAATCAGCAGTCCGAGCAGCAAAAAAGGCTCTGAAACACAAAGAGGAAAATGGCTCTTCATGTGGCACTCGCGTAGGTTGGTTTCGTGCAAATCAAATTGCAAATAAGGAAGGTTTAGATTTATCGGAAATTAAAAGAACATTTAGCTTTTTATCGCGTGCAGAAGTATATAACCAAAATAAATATTTTGATGAGGATGGTTCAGAAATTTGCGGTTCAATAATGTACGATGCCTGGGGAGGAGAGACAATGAAAGGATGGGCAGAAAGAAAGATAAATGAATTAAAGGAAGAAAACAGTATATCTATTGATATGGAAAAGAGAAGCATAAATTTTGAATTAAGAGCTAAACCAGAAAGCCGCACCATCTTTGGCACGGCTACTGTTTTCAATTCTGCCTATGACATGGGTTGGTATGAGGAGGAGATGGACACAGAGGCTTTAGCTAATGCCGACATGAAGGATGTAGTAGCATTATTTAACCATGATCAAAACATGGTTTTAGCAAGAACATCATCAGGTACATTAAAATTAAATGTGACAGGCAATGCTATGGAGTATGAATTTGACGCACCAAATACAACATTAGGCAATGACTTGTTAGAGATGGTTAGGCGTGGTGATGTATACCAAAGTAGCTTTGCTTTTACTGTAGATAAAGAAAAGTGGGAAGAAAATACTGGTAATAAACCAAAAAGAATTATCAGAAGCATTAAAAAGGTATATGATGTTTCTCCAGTAACTTATCCAGCTAATCCTGATACAATGGTAGCAAAAAGAAGTTATGAGGCTACTAAAGGTATAGATGAAGATTTAAAAAAGGTTATTGAAATTTCTGTTAAGTCAGATATTAGAATACAGCAAGAATTACGCAGGAACGCCCTGCATTTAAACAAACTTAAAACAATTTAAAAATGACTTCTAAAGAGTTAAGAGAAAAGCGGGCTTCCGACTATGCAATAATGGAAGACCTACAAAAGAGAGCAACAGCCGAAGGAAGGTTAATGACCTCCGACGAGTTATCCCAATGGGATGCAGCAGA